TGATGGTCAACATATATAGGAAGCTCATTAAAAGCTTCCAAATGTTTTTCTAATACGTTCGGTTCAATATAAACTTTCTGTTGTTCTCCGTCTTCCTCATATTCATGAGGTCCGGATGTAATAGCGATAACGGGAAATGTAACAGAATCAACTCCCTCTTCGCTGGTAAGTGTAACTTCTTCTTCTCCTCCAAAAGAAAGAGCAAAAGAGCGACGCACTGGCTCTAGAGATTTATCAATATTACTTGTTCCAAATTCCCGCTCAACACCATTGTCCTCAGCCCAAAGGTTACACATACCTTCGGCCATCTCTGTGTGGTCATCAAAACCACGTTTCTTTAGCGTTGTACTTACAGTATTTATGCACTTGTCATAACTCATGCTCTATCTCCTGTTGCGTTTGCGGACGGCTTATTGCCTCTATTCTGGGCTCTAGCGGATTCTTCTTTCTTATCTTGGTTCTTTCCGCCAGAAATATTTGCATTCTTATCACTCTGTTCTTTTTCGATAGGAGATGCCTTTATGTCTTCCGAAGTTTCCATATCTAATTCTACAACTCCTTCAGGGTCAAGACCTCTCTCTTCTCTAACTTCACCGGGCGATAATACACCTTCAGACAGATAAATCATATCAGTCTTAGCTTTAGTGAATGCGTCTTCAACATTAATTTGCCTGAATTTGAATTTAGCTTCCCCACTTTCCAATTGTGGCATTAATTGTGAATTAAGTGCCCCTTCAACCATAGTTTGTAAATATCTTACGTATGGTTCAAAGATAGGTCTAGCTTCTTCAGGTCTATCCCACATAGTCATTGGAACTTTCAATGCCATGTGTATTTTCTTTAGAATATCATCGGTATACTTACCATATTCAAAGGCACGCTGTGTGCCTTGTAATTCTTTAATAACTATATCGTTTCCATGTATAATGTCTTCTCCGGGCGCTAATGAATTGAATGCGTCAACAATTTCATTTATTTTATCTGGTCCGTAAGGCATATCTGGTAAACCACAAGAAATATCAAATCTTGAACTAGCGTATTTATTTAACGCAGCTCCTATATCTCTTTCAGCATAATCCTTTAAATCTATTAAATACATAATAGGGTGTATATCTGATAACCCATATGCATAATCTTCAAAAGCATTATTTTTAAGTTCTATTATCTCATCAGGTTCGAATCTTATATCTTCTTTTTCATCACCTATCTTTTGATAGTAGTACATTACTTGACCGTGCTCATTCCTTTTAACATACATGTTTTGGCTTGAGCGTAAAACTAAATTGTCTCCAGTCCATTCTAAATATCCAGTTCCAAATATACGTGCATTCCGTAACCACCCATAAAGTATATTTTCCATATTTATATCTCTAAACAATTCTTCTACTTCGTCACGTAACTCATCTTTGTCAGTTACAATATCGAAACAGTCTTTAACTGCATAAAGACATGGAAGGTCTATTAAGGTTCTAACTATTGGGTCTGCTAGATAAACATTAAGATACATACGGTTACTACCAATATGTTCTTCATATTTGTCTGATGTTTGAAAACCGTAGTTAGAATTAGATAATTTTAATCTTTTAATAACTCCTTCTCCATAACTTCTTGGGTCATCCTTTTTGAAGGGCGGTGCGCTGCCAATACTGGCAAAACGACGCCTCACATTATCAATAAACGACATGGCTATTTATTTAATAATATAAAATAGTATATAAAGCTTTCCTTAGAAATTACCATAACGATGCTTATTTAACCGAACTTGACGCTGTCGCGTGGTAAAAAGAGGTCGGCCTGACACTTTTCCCGACATGCTCCTATTTAGGCGATGAGGGGCTCCTTGTTTTAAATCTACTTGACCAAAACTACCTGCTCCGGGCAACATACTTAAAGTTGCGTGTAATCCCATTGCTGAGCTATCACAATAATCATCATGCTTACCATCTGGAGCTGCTATCCTTTCTGTCTTATTGGTAGCATCCATAGTATATTGTAAATCAAAGTGTTCTCTTATCCATTTATTAATTAATCTAGATTCATGTGGTGCTAAATTATCTGGTTTAGGAATAACTACTCTTTGCTGCTGTATGTAAGATTGATAATCTCTATACATCTGAGTCTTAGTACCTTTTGGTCCTCCTGTAAAAACAAAACCTATAAAGTGTATTTGAGGACTAGAATTAATACAAGCTAGTCTGAGGTCTTGTTCGATAGCCCCACCAATACCCGTGCAGTCCACAATAAGCTTATCAGCACCAAGAGCATTAGACACATCGATGATACGCTGACGTTGATATGGAATGTCGTGCCCACCACTTCTAGGATTGATTTCTTCAATATATATAAGTCGTGCAATATCATCTCCGATATTATCCCCCACAGACTTTTCCCGTTGCCATCCTGTAATAACAGTAGAGTTAACAGATTTACCAACATCAACACCGACAGTGATGTTAGGACCATAATCTCTTCCCGGCTCAAGGGACTCTGGGGTTGTAATTTCGAAGTCATGTAAACACGATTTAATTTTTTCAGGTGTAAATACATTCGATACACTCTCTACAAACTCACACTCGTATTCAGTTCTCCAGTAAATGGAATCTTCTCCCCACTCCATCATTTTTTCTAACATTTCTTCTTCAGTATAAGGGGCTGAGTAAGCATCACCTGCTTTGACAGCATCTCTCCATGTGTAATGTAATCTAGTATATGTATCTGAATAAGCATCATCATATAGATATCTCCACATATGATTATCCTTTGATTTTGGTGTTCCCAAATTAATAAAGGGTGCTTTATTAGAAACTATAGCAGGTTCAACATTATCTACAAACAATTTATCGTCGATGAGTGGAGACTCATCAACTATACAGAATGTAGGATGTTGTCCTCGTATAGCCTGTCCTTGATTACTAGGCGCTAATGGAGCTCTTCGCATTAACGTGCCCCCCTTCATGCGTATATGGGGCTTATTGTGAAATTTATAATTATCTACTAAGCTATCTAGAAATTTATTATCTTTGAAGTTTCTGTAGACGTAGCCAAAGATTAATTGAGCTTGGTCTTCAGATGGCGCTAAAACAAATATTAAATCTCTAAATCTCTTAAAGAACATATAAATTGTGACAGCTACTGCTAGGGCGTATGATTTTCCACTACCACGAGGAGCTAAAATTGCCAGTTTACGTTGTTTGCCGTTTTCTGGATACGTTAATGAATTAACTATAATGTCCTCTTGTAAAGGTCTTAATGTTAAAGGCCTTTGTTTATTGTCAACTAGGTATGCTTTACAGAAAGCACGCACTAGTTTAGTCATTTTATCCTTAGATTGTCTACACTTCTCGAAAATATTCTCTAACTCTCTTGAGTCGTAAGTGTTCTTACCGGTCAGAGCTGCTTGGAGTTTCTTCGACTCGTTCTTCACTGGTAGGCTCATCTGCTAAATCCTCTAAGAAGGAAGCGAATCCTTCTGTTTTCTGTTCTACTACACTTGGTATTTCAATATTCAGTGCTCGGAACTCTGTATGTATGTCCTTAACGATTGCATTTCTTTGGCGCAGGAGCTCTGTTCGTAAGTTAATATCCCGAATATGTACAGAAATTTCCTCCCACAATATATCTTCAAGAGCAAGATTGCGAGCCAGCAAGCGTACAAGTTCTTTATGACGTTCATATTCCCCTTCTCCTACTCGCTGACGTAATCTTTGCTCGTATTCCTCTTCGTTCAAAGTGCTTTGCCTTCATCAAGGGCTGATTTAACTTTGGACTTAACCAATGCGGCAAGTTCATCATCTTTCTCATCCCATGCTGTGACTAAAACATTTCTTACCAAAGAATCTTTTACGTGCTTTTGCGCTGTTTCATCTAGCTTTTCAAAAGCTTTCATCTGTGCTTTTGTTAGATTCTTATCTAATAGGCCCATTAATTCTTCTTCATTATTTTTTAAGTATTTAAAAACTAATTCTTTAACTGCGGGTACAGTATAAGCGACATAAGCACCTAAGGCTAATACCAAAGCAGCTAATGCCATGAGTAATGGGTCATCCATTAACGCATCTAACATTCCAGATTCTTCTACAGTTTCGATAATACTTGTTAGGTTACCTTCTTCAGCAGTGTTATTGTCTGCTGTTAGGTTTCCGCTATCATCGGCTGTGTTGTTATTTGTTTCATTCATATGTTGATATCTCCATATATGTTGGGGCTCCCCTTGGACACTGGCGTAAGCCGTCCTATGAAGCCTTGGCCCTAACGGGCGAGCCCTTAATAATTAGGTCGCCGCCCTATATAAGGCTTACTATTTATGGTTCTGGTAAATCTTCTTCTTCACCAGTCATTCTGACTTTCTTTAACCATTCAACACTAGTTGGTAATGGTCTTGGTCCAATTCTACCTGTTCCATCGGAAGCCATGAATTGTTGTTCTTTTTGATTACCGGGGGCGTCAATAGCCTCGTTCTTTGTGATTGGGTATCCCCAACCTTTACTACTTTCCATAGCTGCTATTTCTGCTTCATCAGGTTTAGCAAAATCTAATTTCATATCTGGATTATTACCGTGGAAGTGTTCTCCTTTTAGTTCTGTATCTTTGACCATTATTCTTCCTCGCTAGAATCGCAGCAACAATCTTCGTCGCCGCATTCTTCTTCTGCATCAATGCAGTCGCAATCACAGCAGCAGTCTAACTTAAGCAATAGAGCTTCTATTACTTCATGTAAGCCTGCTACTTGTTGATTCAATTTTTCTAATTCAAAATCGTTCATTTTTTGTTCTCCATTTTATGTTCTTGTTCTTGTGCTTTAGCTTCAATCATCTGAGCTTGTTTCTGAGCAGCATCGTTATAATCGATAACAGCTTGAGCTTTTATCTTATAGAACGCAGTCTTCTCAGCTTGTTCTTGTTTCCAGACATCTAAAGCATCTTTGATAATCAAAAGGGCTGGTCCTCCTAGGATAGCTATCAAAGTTGTATAACCTTCGATTTGTTCAAGAACAGAGTCATCTTGCAGTCCGCTGTGTATAACAAATCCTGCAAAACCTACCCAGAGTAATACTAAAGGTACAGCAATCATAAACATAAATATGTCGTTAAATGTTACTCCTTCTCCTTTCTCTTTACTCATTTTTGGTTTCTCCTTTTCTGTTTTTGTAGGTTCTGGAAGTTTTATGGATGGTGTTACTTTTATTAATGCGTGGCGCGCAAAATTGAAAAATACAACAAGACCGGTTATAACTGCGATAGCTGCCATTACCACACCTAGAAAGGTTAATGTGATAACTAGTATCTCGTTTATCTCGTCCAACATTCATTCTTCCTCCATGAAGCCTTTTGATTCCACTTCGTGCATTTTCATTTCAATTATCATTTCTTTTATATCATCTATTTCAGATATAATTTTACCTAGCATATTAGTTAATACTAACATCTTTTCAGCGTTCATTTGTTATCTCCTATACTCATACGTTTAATACCCACCCTGCTTCTTCTATTGAATTACCATAATGTGGCCAGTTAGATGAGTATCCAACATATTCACCTTCTTCAAAATAATCTCCGTTACCATTAAAATCTGCGTAATAAGATGTATGCACGAACCAATACCCATTATAAATATCTTCAAACTTTTCATCAAATTCTTCATCAAATAATTCATCCCACTCAAACCAGTGTTCGTCTTCAAACCATCCTGAAACATTTAAAAATACCTCAGTGTAAGCAACGGTATCGTAACTTATTGTTTTATTGCCGTCTTCGTCTTCGTTGATAAAAATATGTACTAAATCGTAATAAACTAAAATTGGTAAGGGGTCTTCTGAATCATCACAGTCTGTATCAAAATCCATATAAAAATCTATACTATGATTAGAAGGTCTTGAAAAGTTTCCATGACTCAAACCATCCCAAGCATATAGTTCTGTGTGGTTACAATGGTTTTCTTCATTTTCATAATCGCAGCTACCATCATCTTCGGTAGCTCTATCGTTATAATTGTTTGCATCTATATCCATACAACCGTAAACTGTTTCATTAGTATTAGTTTCGTTACCCTGACCTGTACCATTTTGGTTGGGTGGGTAATTACACCTGTTGTTATCATGAGTAGCTTGTGGGTCGTAATTTATAGCATTCTCATCCATACACCCGTAAATAACAGGAGGAGGGAATACACAACTTCCATTATCAAATGTAGCGTCCTTTTTGTAATTGATAGCTGTAACGTCCATGCATCCACCCCTTGACACAGGCTCTTCCTCTCCTCCAAAAATATCTTCTAACGCGCTAAAGTCTCCTCCGCCACCAAAGAAAGCTAATATTAGTACAGTAAGTATTGAACCTAATTTCTGACCTAATTTAGTCTCCCCAATCTTATCCCCAGCTTTACCAATGGTTTCGAATAAACCTTCTTCCTCGTCATCTGGTCTTCTACCTCCAATCCCTAATGCTTCACGTTCTTCATCAGAGATTACGGAGATAGCTCCATAATCATCGCGCGCCATGTATTATTTTACATGACGCTAGTATTTAAAGATTACCCTTAGTCGAACTCTGGGAACTGGTCTTGATTATCAAGCTCTATTTGGCCTTTCACCTTAGGGTCAATGTCCGAATAGTTCTCCTTTTTACGTTTCTTATATTTGGGTTCCCATTTAGGAATCTCTGCGTCACAAGGGCCACCCTGTGATTTATGGAACGAGCACCATTTACACAAGTTCTGTGGAACTTGCTCGTACTTTTCTTCCACTTCCATGCGTTCCTTAATACAGTCGTGTACCATCTTAATTAAGTCACGGGCTTCATCGAGCTCAGCCTGACCTATCTTAACAAAAAAGGTATCATCAAAGCGTAGGTAATTAACGCCTACAAAATTAGGCATCTCACCCATCTCTAATGTATACAAAAATGCGTAGATAATCAGCTGGCGATAATATTCCTCTGGTAAATAGGGCCCATAGCGTTTTGAAGTCTTGTAATCAAGCAATGTAGTACCACCGTCGAAATCATTACAAACAACATCTATAACTCCTACGATAGCATACTCGTTTGACCTAACCCACTTCTCAGCATACTTAGGTGCAACTGCGTTCCAAGCCTGTTGCTTATTCTTGAATATCTTCCATTCTACCATTTCGCCTAGTTTCTTATTAACACTACTGACGAAATTCTGGAGTAGCGCTTCTGTCTCTATGTACATAGCTTCCATTTCCATATCAGTGTGTACTTCCCATAACCACTTGTGCTTAGCTATCTTCTCTTCCCATCCTTTTTCGAACTCACCTTGAACCCAGATGGCTGGGCCTCCTTTCTCCCACTGACTAAGCGTCCTAAACTTCTTCTTAAATAAGTCTTCTAATATCTGGTGAACCAGTGTTCCACGGAATAAATGTATAGTCTTTTTCTGAGGTAGCTTAGCTATGTAGTTGTAATAGAATTCACGGGGGCACTTCATATAAGTATTAATCTTCGACGGACTAAGCCTCATATGGCTCGGCTTCCATTCAGTCATTATCGCACATCTCCGACTTCTTTTCAATAGGCTTCATTTCGTCTCCGGGGTCAGAAACGAACACCCTAACCTTAGCGTCCTTAGGTATCTCTAGGCTCCATGGAGGCACGTATCCATCATCCTTTTTAATATGCTCTATTGTGCAAACACCTGTATCTTTGCATGTACAGTTATGCCACCCATGGACACAATTACACGTGGTAAATACAGTCACCCCGTCGGCCTTATTCTCCCTTGCTACTTTGAGCAAGATAAGATAACCAATCAAATCATCGAGCGTGTCTTCTGTTGCATCATCGAGCCCACGATTTTTAATTCGTGAAAGCTTATCATCGATACGTGCACAGATAGCCTGTGCGTTATCGAGCTTACTAAAAATATTCTCAGGCTGTATGGCGCTATCGCCATAGGCTTTGTTCTTTTCCAAAAGCAAATCCCTGATTTCATTACATGTCCATCTTATGGAGTTCTGCGTACTTTTTGTCATACAATTACTTTTAACATGTCTGAGTATATAAGGGTTTCTATAATGTCTTAATATATATATCTTAATATAGCATATTAGCTTTACCAAGTGTTAATAGTATATGTCTTAATTAAGATTCAAAATTTCACTCGATTTGTTCTTACCCCTAGACGACGCTGTGTTTGGGGCGGGGCCTCTTTTGTTTAGACCGGGGGCCTTCGGAACGCTAGAAAAGAGAAGAGTTTTATATCTCTCGACGATAGCGCTCAAGCATAACCTTATATACTATAGTGCTATTGGTAATATAGAGGTAAAAGATGAATCAACCAACAATAGACGAAATGATACAGCTGGGATTTGAAGAATCCGACGTTATAATGTGCGAACTATGCACCGATGCCGTAGCCGTAGCAGAGGCCCGCAACTATGAAGTATGCACCGACTGCTTCCACGAGCTGGGGGTGTAGACATGAATGAGTTAATATGGATTGACCTTACAGGGTTCCTTATGGTCACCCTTTGGGTCTTGGTCTGGCTATAAAAGGGGGCGCATGCCTCCGGCGAGGTGCGGTATAACGTTTATCCGTACCTCATTGCTAGCCTAGCCCTAGTATACACAAACAAAAAAAATTGCATGCATTTTTTGGGGTATATATAGCTATACCCCTTTAATGCTTAGGCCTTTATTCCTTGTCCTTACGTAGTAGCTCCTTACAGTTAGCTATACACTCAGTTAATATGGTGTCTAGCTTATCGAGGGTGCTACGGGTGGAGGGGGTGGCCTTCATACCCATACCCCACAGGCCTTTAAAAATCGCCCCCTCTCAAAGCGGGGGTTCTCATTCTCAAACATATCAGCGAAGGCCTCGGCCAGCTTGGCCTGTGATGCCGTAGGTGCCCCTTCAGGGAACGCCTTTAATACTTGGGCTACTGCCTCAAAGTGTTTTCTGGTTAACATATTTACGCCCTCCTTGATGGGTAGCTTACCCATCTGGCTCCGGTGCTTAATAATAAGTCGTCAATTTCACGGTCATCAAGTGAACCCCACTTTTCTCCGTAGCCGTGTAAATTTGCCCAGCCTACGGTATGGCAGTAAAGACTATTTGGGCCTTCCATTCTGGAACCCAATAGCTCCACATAAAAGTTGTGGATTGACATAATTCTGCCGTCAAAGACGACGAAGCCAGCTTTATTTGTTGTATAAGTTGTTTTCATATTTATTACCTCTTTTTCTCTATATTACACACGGTTTGAAAGTATATAAAGGTTTGCCTCTAAAAGGTATATAAACCTCCTCTACCCTTATATACTGCGTTATAGCTCCCGCTCACTGTTTTCAAAAAAATGCATGTAAAATTGCATGCGATTTTTTGCGTTTTTTCAAAAAAGTGCGACCGGACGCTATATCGCACTATATATACTTCCCCGTGCTTTATATACTAATTTGACCCAAAGCTTTAAATACTTTCTAGTCTAGAGTAATATACCAGAGAGGTAAGACATAAAAATGAGCAAAATGAAAACCGGTGGAAAGCCAAAAAGAATGACAGGCAAGACTTGGACAATGGTCCGACAATTGAGGGCAATCCTTAAATAGGAGCACTCTATTGGTATAAGAGAGGTAAAAGAAAAAATGAACCAATATCAAAAGAGCTTATTAACTTGGTTAGTAGGCATTTCATACGCAACAAGAAAACTGTAGACATTTAAGAGGGTAGCTCCCTCTTATCGTGAGTGGCTGAATAATCCCTTCCCAAAGGGGATAAGGCACACGAACCCACCCCAACGGACAAGTGTTTGAGGGGTTGGTGTAGTGGTTAGTGCGGACATAATACTAAGGTATTTGGGCCGGTAGTCTTTGTGGGTTAACCTTGAATCCCACCTCACACACCTTCGGCAGGGGAACTGTGGAAGCTATCGACTGCTTCCCGACCTAAAAAGATGAAAATAGCAAAATAGTATTGCCACCCTGCCACCTTACAATTAAGCCCATCGCGAGGGCCTTAATATTCGGGTATAATCCGAATTAAAATAATGTCTGTCGCCGGACAACGAATGGCGAAGCGCAAAATAGCACTCAATACAAGAGTCCTTCGGGACAAGGTATTGTTTGACTAGGGTATTCTAGATACTCGCGGTTGGAAGCCCGTGGTTAGCGTGAGGGGCAATCGAGACCCCCAACAGACAGCTTTATTCTCAAGGCCTAGGCTCAGCCATTAATATGGCGCTCACTAGGCCAGCGCTTAAAATTTTAAAAAAAAGCATGCGATTTTTTGATTTTTCAATTATAGGGCGCCCAGCTTAAAAATTTTTCAAAAAGTGCGAGCGGGATTTATATTGGGGTATATAAGGGTCGAGGGCCTTTATATATGATTTGGAGAGAAAGCTTTATATACTCTGAAACTACAGGTATTACAGAGGTAAAAGAAATGAGCGACCACTATAATGATACGTTTGGACAGTGCGATAACTGTCAGCTTGAAAGCCGATTATACGGCGGAATCTGTGAAGACTGTGACAGTGAAATGTTCAGCACATTTTGGACAGGTGATGACGAATGGTAGAGATAATAATTTTATCAGTTGTCTACGGCCTTATTTGGTGGGTGTCCTTTATGGAGGCCTTTGACTTATGAGCGAACACAACCAATTAAATTGGACTGACTTTTTATTGTGTATAGCTTCAGAGTTAGCTTACTACAAAAGAGGCGAACGCCCAATTGAGGAGCAAATGATAGCAGAGAAAATAATTTCTCTTGGAGGTAAACTATGAGACAAAGATATGTTGCCACAATGTTAGACGCTTTAAGGTTTGATTTGGAGAAGCTACAAAAAACTTCTTCCGATACCGGACTGTTAGAAGAATACGAGGACGCTATTGTTATGGCTTCCGCCTTGTTAAGAGGTTCGACCCTATTAGGATTTAATGAGGAGGGTATGAAATATGATTAAGGTAGGTAAAATAACTTTTAAGCACGAAAAGAATTTAATAAAACTGTTAGAAGCAGTTAAAAGGGGCGACCTTAAACGACCACGTCCGCGTGGTTGGGTAGCAGAAGACTTTTTATTTAAAGAGGAGTCTGAAGATTAGGTCCCCCTAAACATTCGCCAGCGATTAAAAATCGCATGCTTTTTTTTGATTGGCCCTTTTAAGGAGGGGCCAGCTCCAGAGGTAAAACCACAACGGCTTAATCTTGTTTTACCCCGTAAGTTTTTATGTCTGAGACATAAGTGTCTCCGTATTCAAAACTACCGTAGGTCATATCTGACTTAACGGCACAATACCAACGAGCGTAAGGATTTTTTGCCTCTAACTCTGGCTTTTGATATTTTTTAAGAACACGCCACTCAAAACCTCGTGGGCCTTTCCAAACCTCGTAAGGGTTATCAATATCTCGTGTCTTACCACAAAGGTTTTTGCTCACGCTAAACCTCTTTTTTGTGCTTCGATTTGTTCTAACACGCCAGAATCAATTTTATTCTTTTGAATTGTTCTGCGTGGTGCTCGCCTGAAACGGAATTCGTTTCTCATTTGTTGTATTCCACTCATAATATACCAATAGAGACCTGCTATATAAAACCTTCGGTCAAGCTCCAAAAAATCCCATGCGATTTTTTCATTTTTTGCGAGCGGGACGCCAAAAGACGCTCCAAAAAACGCTTAAAAAATTTTGTCGACGATAGCCCCTACCACAAGCTTTATATATAGAGTATACTCTGTAGTAGTATGAGTCGAAGAGAGAACTTTGTGATAAAGCAAGCACTCCCGTGGCAAAATAGAGAGGTGCCTTTGGCAACCTATTGGGCTGAGATTGGAGACACACCTTATGGTAAAGCAGGTCTTTACCGTGAGAAAGTTGAATTAGGTGCTTTCCCTGTCGGAATGCACGAGCAACTGAGATTAGAACTTTTAAATTCTAATACTACGTTCGACCACCCTTTTTGGGGCGGAGATAACTTAAAATTGAGGCAAATAATTTCTGCTTAGAGCGAAAGCTTTAAGTAGACAGTCTCTATTGGTATAATACAAGGAGTATAAAAATGGTAGCAACAAAAAAGAACCAAAAAAGCACAGCGATGGATTACTTAGCTTCACCACGAAGTGAAGGTTTAGTGACCGGAATAATGAGTCTGTTAGGATACACGGCACCAAAAGGTGGCCGACTTCCTGCCGGAGTAAAATACGACACACTCGTAGCACTTCGTGACACACTCGAAGCAAGCGAGACCACTCAGTCAATGATGGCCTCCAAAATTGCACAGCTTCAAGGAAACCGCTCTCGTGGTGTTCCAAAAGTTGGAGCAAATCCAGAGTCAATAATTCAAGCAGTTAAAGCTGGTAAGATTTCCTTAGCAGAATTAAAAGCTAAAATTGACGAACTCGGTTAAACGGGTTAGGATTTAGTCAAAACGTAGGCGGGGCGATTCCCCGCCACTTATATTTACTGCGCACGTAAAAAGGTCGGTGGATTAAGTCACGCATTAGCCAACAAAACGAAACAACCCTAATTTGAACACGCGACAGTTCCCTCCGTCAATCGGTTAATCCCTCATTAAGGTGGCGTCTTAAATAGAAAACTTCAGCCTTAGTTGAAATTAATGTGAACACGCGCACATCTCCCTCCGTTTGAATCATTTAGGAAGCCCGTTTCTCTGTATGACTTCTCGCCTTTCTTAATCTGTTTGTGGATTCCTGACTGGAAACGGTTCGAACCACAGCCGACCAACCTTATTATGACCTCTGTTCTAAACAGGAGGGTGTTAAAGTGGGACGCCCAACCCTCATTTTGAGGGCACCCTCCGATGTGAACTACTATATAAACTTTTTTTAAAAAATTGCATGTGTTTTTTCCGCATGTAAAAAATTGCATGTAAAAATTGCATGCTATATCCTTAGCTCTATACTTAAGCCTTATATAGCACCGGCCCTATATAGCCCCCCTATCGTCTGAGTGAAGCTGAGAAGCTTTATAAAGCCCGTTATGATATACTGAGAACGGAGGAGAAGCTCAATGGAGCGTATAACTGCCTTGGTCTCTACCTCGCGGTGAGAAACTAAGCCTATAGTCGGAGACTGATAGTGAGAAAATGCTTGATAGAGCCGAACTTGAACCGGTTTTGGTTCTATACTGAACTGGTTTGGTTGCTATATGTGTGCGAAGAGGAAAAGTATTATATACAACCCCTTGCTATATATTATAATTAAGCTCTACTAAGCAATTAATAGGCTCTATTAAGCACTTTTAGTATCTCTATATATAGCTCTTAATTAAGCTATATCTTAATATAGTATAATATAGGGGTCACCACAACCTTTAAATACCGCTTAAACCCTGTATAGTTTGATGAGCGTGAACGACCTAATTGAGAGCTTGAACACTGAACAGCTATATGCTTTGGTTAAGGATATAAAGGCCTTACCTAAGAATAGAGTTGTTAAGGTAGACACATCCTACAGGGAACGTAGGAATAACATAACTGACCTATACTTCAGAGCCGTGCCTCGTGCAAGTATGTTTCAGTCAATTGATAAGTATAACCAACACGCCGACTCTATCAGAGAGCAGGTAAGAAGTGGGGTAGACCTATGAGCAGTATGGAGCCTATTACTGTTGATGCCTTTGGTATAGAATGTTGTGCTGTATGCGACTGTGCTATAGAGAATAACTCTTGCCTTTGTGATATGAGAGGTTGGTGAGTATGAATATAGAATACGACGGATACTCCGGACTACCTAAGTGTAAGTGTTGTGGTATTATAGACACTGATTTCTTATTATATAAGGAGGACTAAAGATGGGTAGAGAACCAACAATAGAGGATATTCAACACTTTATACGTGCCGAGCGTGAGACACCAATGATATACGTGAACGGAACGGATGACCCTACCTATAAGAATATGGAGGACATAGTCTTAAGAGTATGGCCTGATACAGAGAAGCACCCCTATGCTATAGCAAGTAAGATTAAAGAGATAATGTTTACCTTTCAGTATATGGAGGACTATGATAAAGACAAGTTTACCTCTATTATACGCAAGTATCAAGTAAAAGGTGAGAGCGGAGGAGTATACGGAGACCGCACTTATGGATATGACAAGTCAAGAGTAGACAGGAAACTAATTAGACGTAGGAGACCTAACTGATGACATTAGTAGCGTGTGCTGATTGTGATAGTGTTATAGTGCAAGTGCCTATGGGTATAGATGTTGATAGTATAGATTTATCTAAGTATAACTGTCCATCGTGTGGAGTATACGATGAGAACACCGGAGAGGTATAAACACCACCAAAAGCTTTAAATACAAGGTAAATATTGTAGAGTGAGGAAAAAAATGAACGTAATTGAAAAGATAGCAGAGTATTATGATATAGACGTAGAGCGTATAAGAAAATATCCTAACGCTTTTATGAATGATATAGAATCATTTACTGAGAATATGTTTGAGGTAGAAGAATGACTGATATGCAAAGACCAAAATATGGAGAGATAAGATATACGGGCGAGTATACTGAGATTCCTGAGAGATATGACTATGTTCAACTTAAGATGGATGGTATGTATGGTAATCTTATCATTAAGAATGGAGAATGGAGTATAACTTCAAGGACAGGAAAGGTAAAAGACTCTGGAGTATGGCCCAGAGAGGGTGATAACTATCACCTTACCGGTGAGTATATGAAAGGTAGTCATTGGGCTAAGCGTATGGATATAGCTGAGAATAAGTTTTATGCCTTTGATTGTATACGTTATTGTGGTGATGATATATCTGATAGAAACTACTATATGAGACAGAAGTATATGAAGAGAGTTGTAAATGCATTACAAGAGATTACCTATAGTGTAGATGATTGGTCGAGAGATAATATTGTTATCACTAACGTAAGAACCTTTG